GGAGAAGCAATTGACTTCTACATGTACGACCATTTCTCATTAACAAGATACTTTGATTTCTTCCGCGCACAGAACGAGGGAGATACTTCCAAACTTTCTGAATTAGTTAAGGACATGATTCTTGATGACAAGGGTAAACCTATTCTTGACAAGCATCACGAACTTCCTATTGATATCTTTACTGCTGCTATTATTAAGATATCTGATCACTTGGGAAAGTCCGCAACCAAGAACTCAACCCAAAAGGGGACTGGAACACCGCAATAATGTTAAACATTGGGCATCTTGCTAAAACATTTAGTATGTTGCCCAGTCAAGTTGTTAAAGAAGCAACAACTTACGATTTAATGATTGCTGATGTTATGAGTGCTTGGGAAGATTATCAAATTAAAAAGTCAAGTGGCAAACCAGTTGTGCCAGACTTGACAAACGAAGAACTATTAGATATCTTCAATAAGGGCAAGGAAAAGAATGAATAAGATCGTTATTGAACTTAACAGATTACAAAATACTGTATTAAATGAAGCACAACTTGCCCGAGTTGGCGCAGACTATATGCGTTCCATTACGCCAGTTGATACAGGTAATGCTCGTAGTAAAACATATGATCGCAATGGAGAAATCGTTGCTGACTATCCATATGCAAAACGATTAGACGAAGGACATAGTCCACAAAATCAGATTGGTTTGATTGAGCCTACAGTTCAATACTTAGAAAACTACATTCAGTCAAAGGTAAAGTAATATGGCTATGATCAGTGATTTCCTAATCAAAATACAGGTTCAGGGACAAGCAGCAGTTGACAAGTTCAAGACAAGCGTTGATAATGTTGACAAAAGCGTAAACAAACTCAATGGTTCTGGTTCTGTAGGTAAATTGCAGGGCGCTTTAAAGGGATTGGGGGATACCTTTAGTAGTGTCGCATCAACAGGAAATAACTTTGCTGATGGAATGATAGGTTCCTTAGGAAGAATGGGAGGCGCTGCTTCTCTTGCATTTGCTGCTGTAGGCGCTGCTGTCATTGGACTTGGCATGAAGGCAATCACTGTTGCCGATCAATTACAAGACCTTGCCGATGCAACTGGATTCACTGCTTCAGAAGTATTATCATTTAAGCAAAGCGTCATTGCTGCTGGTGGAGATGTTGACGGCTTTGAAAAGATTCTTGCTAAACTAAATCAAAGTACACAAGAAGCCGCTGCAGGCAATCAAAAGATGCAGCAAGCCTTCAAAGACCTTGGTGTATATGTCACTGATTCTAATGGAGAAGTACGAGAAAGCGGAGATATCTTAGGTGATATCATTAAACGATATCAAGATGGTGAAATTACTGCTAAGGAATATGCGGCAAGTATTGACCTTATGGGTAAATCAATCAATAGACTTGACTTAGAAAAACTTAATGCAGTTAATGATCCATTCAAAAATGAAGAAATTGCTCAACTTGCAGCATATCAATCTGCAATTGATAGTCTTGTAGCCAGTGTTGAAAATAAACTTATTGCTGCATTCGGTCGTCTTGCAATATACATTAATAATGCAAGAAAACAGGCTGCATCACTTGACCAAGAGGCTGCTTCTCGCGGTAAAGTAAGAACAGATATATTTGGCGTAAGCGAACTAACTGGTTCAACACCTGCGTCTAATCGCTTCTATACATATGAAAGAGATATGACGCCAGCAGAAAAGGCAGCATATAAAAAACAACAAGCAGCAATGAATGCTCCTCCTGTTCCAAGTATTCCTAAAGGTAATTTGGGTCCCACTGGTGGTGGCTTTGGTGCTGCGGGACCAAAGAAAGGTGGTGGAGGCGGCGGTAAATCCGATGCCCAGCGTGAAGCAGAACAAAGAAAAGAAGCATTAGATAGTGCCCGCCAGACTACAGTAGAACTTATTAATCAAAACAAAGAAGCCAATCAACTAAGACAGATTGGCATTGATGTTATTGGATTAGATAGCGATAGAGCAAATCTCATTCGTTCCAATGCTCAAGTACAAAGCAAGGCTGCTCAAGAAATCAGAGCATTAGAAACTAAGATTGCTGAGGAGCGTGAAAAAGGCAAGAAAGCAAACACTGGCGTAATTGAAGAATTACAAAAGCAAGTTACTGAAAAGCAAGCACAGGTAGATAAAACCAAAGAACTTAACCAACTTGAATATGAAAGAACAGTTCAACTTGGTCTGCAAAAGAATGCTTTGGAATATCAAAAGCAACTTATTGACCTAATGACTGAATCAGAAAGAGATAGATTAGTTGCTGCTGAAAGAGAAAAACTTATTAAGGGTGAAATCGGCGAGAGAGAACTCGGTGATAAGACCAAGATAATTGAAGCAGAAACAAGGCACAAGGGTACGATGGGTCGTCTTGAAACAGAATTGGCTGATGCTAAAAAGCGCCAGGACACTGTTCAGATTGATAGTATCAATACTCAAATGAGTGTTGAACAAAAGCGTCATGAACAGGCAATGAAAAACATTGGCGCTGAAATTAACTTTGAAAAGCAAAAGCAAGGTTCGGCTGCTGCTGGTGCTAAAGCAGTAAGAGATTCATTAGAAGAACAATTTAGTGAGTATAATGTAGCACAAATGCAATCAATGGCATTGTGGAATCGCATGAGTGATGCCATAGATACTTTTGTTGATACTGGTAAGTTTAAGTTTAGTGAGTTTGCTCGTAGTATCATTGCTGATTTGGCTAAGATAGCATTAAAGAAAGCCGCTGTTGGCATTTTCAGTATTATTAGTAAATCAATATTTGGTGGTCTTGCTGCAGGTGGTCCTACAATGGCTAACAAGCCATATCTTGTAGGGGAACAAGGTCCAGAATTATTTGTACCTAACAGTGCTGGTTCTATCATGACTAATGCATCATTGAATAAGAATACAGGCGGCGGTCAATCAATACAACCAGTTGTCAACAACACATACATCACCAACAATATCAGCGCAATTGACAGTCGTTCAGTAGCACAGATGTTTGTTGAGAATCGCAAATCTTTACTCGGAGCATCATTGATGGCTCGTAAAGAAATGCCATACGGAACTTAATAGGAACAAACTATGTCAGGATTACAAACAATAATTGACAAATGCAATGGCTTGACGATTGACCGTCGTCAAATGGTTGGCATTCAGTACACTCGCAATGAATCACCTCGTACAAGTGCTACGCCAACATTTAATCCTTGGCGTTTTGTATTAGATATGCCCTCAAGTCTTCGTTATAACGAAGCAAGAGCATTGATGGAACAACTTGATACATTAGACCGTTATACTCCACAAGTTATTACATTTGGCAACAATGCTTGCTTGTCATGGATTTTTAAGTATCAAGGTTCATTAAGTACAGCACAATTAAATACTGTTACTGTACAAAGTTTTGTTGGTGATCAACTTGTATTAACTAATTTACCTGCAGTTGCTAGTACTCGTGTATTGTTTGAGCCAAATGATTTGATACAGATTGGTACTTACACATTTCCGTTTACAAGCACAACGCAAGTAACAAGAGGAAATGATGCAACTGTTACAGTAACTACTAACAGACCAAACATTCTTACCGGGCCCGTAGCAGCACAAAACATTACTGTAGGTAACGCTTGTCAATTCTATGTGTTCTGCCCTAACATGCCTACTTACAAGTTAGTACCTGGTGGCGCATTAAAAAGCAATGGAACAACAATCAATAACGCATTATTAGAGTTTAGTGACGCATTCAACTTGTATGAATGGGTTGCGACAGCATAAGGAACAAATGAATGGATAATATACCAGAAGTAGCAAATAGTCCGCCGTTTATCAATACGGCAGAGTTTGTGAAATTAACAATTTATAACGAATATGGGAACAGTGCAAATGTTACTATTCACACCTTTAGTAGTGCCTACAAATCAGAAACAATTGATGGCACAGTGTATCTACCACTTGGTGGGTTGTTAGCAGCAGGTACGCAACCTCGTGACTTGCGTGTTACATCTGCTGATACAAGCATTGCATTGTCAGGTATTAGTGGTAACAATATTGCAATTGTATTAGGTACCAAAATTAAGGGTAGTAAACTTGAAATCTTACGCGGCTTCTACAACAACAATTACATCTTAACTAACACATATCCAAGATTCACTGGCATCGTTACAAGTTATGGTATCGGTGAAGATATGGAAACTAACTTCGGTGGAAGCACTGATAACTTTACTGTTACCGTTAACGCAAGTAGTTATAAGACTGTTCTTGAGAATCGTATTGCAGGTCGTAAGACGAACAAAAGCAGTTGGCAAGTGTTTAACTCAACAGACAGTTCAATGAACAATGTCTATAGTATCGCAGACCAAACATTTGACTTTGGCATGGATCCAAAGAAGAAATCAACTACATCATCCGCAGGCACTGGCTTTGGTGGCGGCGGAGGTT